CACAAACCGAGTTCAACATGTCGTGAAGGTCAACCATGATATTGTAGTTGTCACGACTACGATCCATCTGATAGTGCACCAATGCGTTAGCGTAACGCTGGGCCAGGTTTTCCATGGGTTCGCGTGTTGTCATCTTTATCCCCTTCAGTCTACTTGAACGTCAACGATTATATCACCGTTGAAGATGAAATACATGCAAGTCCTGCCGTAAGTCACCATGATGCAACCGTTAGCAGGTTGCATAGCAAAGTGCGTCACGCCAGTTTTGGCCATGTAGGTCTTGATTTCTTGGATCTGGTTGTTTGTCATGTCGTTCTCTCTACAGTGAACACAGTATAGTCCAGGTCTAGAATTCTGTCGTTCAAAGTTTTTGTAGGGTAGATACAAAGAATTTGAATCGCTTACGTGATACAATAGACCAGGGGCGGTTACGAGACCTGTTATTTTCCACACCCGCTGCGCCCACCCACACGCGGCCTATTTGGGAAAATTCAGCCAAACCTTTGTACGCAGAGCAAATTTTCACTTGAACATATTACCCAGAAGTGCTATAATTACCCCGGATCGCCAAATTTGGGATCATCTAAAGGAAATACTATGAACTTTTTAAAATGGCTCCACAGAGCATTTCAACCCCACTACCGTGATGAAATCTACCACTACCTCAGCCAGAGCGTAGACTTGTGTGATTTAGAACGCCGTATGAACTATATCCAACGTCGAGGTTACTTATGAAATACCTACAACGCCTCTGGGATATGCTGATATCCTACAGTGAAGAATTACACGAATTCCGAACACGTTACTACGGTACCCGCCCCTTTGATCGCTATATCTGAAAGGATCGACCATGAAGAATCATATGCTAGACCCAATCTACCAGACCATGATTGGCTTTGAAAACATGTTAAAGCACTCAACCTCTACTTACCCCCCGTACAACTTGTACAAGGCCGACGAATGTTACGTGATCGAGATTGCGGTAAGTGGCTGGAGTCGTAACGAGTTGGATGTTTCACTAACCGGTACCACCTTGACAATCAAGGGCACCAAGGAACAAGAGTCAGACAGCCGCCAGTACTTGGTCCGTGGCCTAGCCCACAGATCCTGGACTCGTACCTGGACCCTAGAACCAGACATCTCCGTGTCAAGTGTTCACCTCGTCGACGGCGTCCTCACCATCGAGCTCACCCAGAGCACCAAGAGCACCACAGTCAAAATTGATATAGCTTAAGGAGTACTATGCTACCAGCCAGCCACCCAGCCGAAACACTAATGATCGACCCTGAGGGGTTAGAGATTGCCAACTGCTACCTGCAAACTCAGAGCCTCTCCAAGGTTGCTGAAGAATTGGGCATCTCCACCGAGCTGGTAGCCTCTCAATTGAACCGCCGCGAGGTAAAGAGCTATATAGACCAGGTCTTCAAGGACGTAGGATTTAACAATCGCTTCAAAATGCGTAAAGCAATGGATATGTTGATTTCGAAGAAGTTTCAAGAATTGGACGAGGCGGGAGTGGGGTCATCGAAGGACATCGCAGATCTACTCGCCCTATCCCACAAGATGACCATGGAACAGTTGGACCGCGAGATTCAGTTAGAAAAGGTCCGAGCCAACAACATCAAGAGTCAGGTAAACGTTCAAATCAATGATGGTGGTTCATCTGGCTCAAATTATGGCTCCCTACTAGAGAAACTATTGAAGTCCAATGCTTAAAATCTCTCGACCAGACATTGACCAGTTCAATATTACAGACTATCCCAGCGATACCCGCTTTATCAAACTGCCCATTGCTAACTACTTGAAGTTGGCCACTGTGGGTGGAGCCCCTATCTACGACAGTTTAAACTGTCCGCAAATTGCCCTGATCAATGCAGTCAACTCACCCAGCTACCGGTTCATCTGTGCTGCACTGAGTCGAAGACTGGGCAAGACCTTTATTGCCAACGTGATTGGGCAACTGGTGGTATTAATCCCAGGTTGTAATGTACTCATCATGAGTCCCAACTACAACCTGAGTACCATTAGTTTTGATCTACAGCGTGGGTTTATCAAGCAGTTTGATTTAGAAGTTACAAAAGACAATGTAAAAGACAAGGTGATTGAATTAAGTAACGGCAGTACTATCCGTATGGGTAGCATTACAACTGTTGACAGTTCAGTTGGTCGAAGTTACAACTTGATCATCTTTGACGAAGCTGCACTGGGAGATGGTGGCGAAGAGGCCTTTAACGTGAGTTTGCGACCTACTCTAGACCGTCCTGGGTCAAAGGCCATCTTTATCTCAACCCCTCGCGGCAAACACAACTGGTTCTCTAAATTTTGGGAGCGTGGTTGGAGTGACCAATACCCACAGTGGATCTCATTGCAAGCCGACTACACTGAAAATGCCCGAATGTTGGAAAGTGACGTAGAAGAAGCTCGCCGGTCGATGAGTAAGGCTGAGTTTGAGCAGGAGTACATGGCGAGTTTCAATGTGTTTGAAGGCCAGATCTATTCACTGTCAGAGTCACTCATTGTAGAGTTTGAACATAGTGACGGTGTGGAGTACCTAGCCGGAATTGACCCCGGCTATCGCGACCCCACAGCCATGGTGGTATTGGCTTACGACCCCAAAGCGGACACCTTTCATGTAATCGACGAGTACCTGGAGAGTGAAGCCACAACAGCCAAACACGCAGAGGCCTTTAATAAGTTGATTGACCGCTGGGGGTTAGACAGCGGTATCTTTATTGACTCAGCCGCAGCACAGTTTGCAGGTGACTTGGCTTACAGTTACGATATCTCAACCATCAAGGCCAAAAAGCAGGTCTTAGAAGGCATTGCTTACGTACAAACACTTGTAGAGCAGGGCCGTATCAAGGTGTCGCCTCACTGCCGTCACACGTTGGAAATGTTTGATCAGTACCAGTGGGACAACCGTGATACCTTGACCCGAGAAAAGCCTGTACACAGCAAGGTATCGCACATAGCAGACGCACTCCGCTATGCGGTTTATACCTATACCATTTAGTAGCCATGAAAAAACTAATTCACAGAACCTATATCAACAGTGTAAGAACCAAACCAGGGCCACTTGGAAAGCTGTTGGTAGACGGCGGAATACATTTGAGGTATCAACCCATCTGTAACATCTACGACAGTTCTGTGTTTGGTTATGAAGCGCTATCCCGAGGGCCTGAAGGTCACGCCCTGGAAAACCCACAAAACATGTTGTTGTGTGCTATCCGAGAGGGCCTGCTATTAGAGTTTGAAATAGAAACCATACTGTTAGCCCTAGATTCGTGGGATTACAGTGACACCAAGTTGTTGAGACTGTTTTTAAACATAAGCGCCAGTACTCTAGTAAAAATCTTTTTAACAGAGTACATGCCTCAAGCCAGAGAATTGATTTTTGCAGAGAGGATCAAACACAGCCACAACAGAACAATTGTATTTGAAATCACAGAACACGAAAAAATCACAGACATAGAAGACCTGGTGTTGGTGTTGAACACGTTAACAAACATGGGCTTTGAGTTTGCCATGGATGATTTTGGAGAGGGTCACAGCAGTTTGAAACTGTGGTCGCAAATAAAGCCACACTACGTAAAAATCGACAAGTATTTCACAAAAAACCTAGCAAACCACCCAGAGAATTTATTGACCATAAAAGCAATGGTTCAAATAGGTCAAGTATTTGACAGTAAACTGATAGCAGAAGGCATAGAAAACCAAGAAGACTTTAGAGTTATAAGAGACCTAGACATTCCCTATGGTCAAGGATTTTTAATAGGTCCTCCAGGAACCACACTGGAAGACACTCGTTCAATATCCAAAAAAATAGCTCAAGACGGCAGAATAAGTGTATTTCCAATGTTAAAAAAGAACAGGTTAAATTTTAATATCAGATCACTGGAGTATGAGGAAACCCCCTGTGCTACCAGAATGACCACATGTCTTGAAGTTTTTGAACTGTTTTCCAAAAACAAGCAACTGTACTCTATAGCAGTGGTAGACGAACAGAAAAAGCCGATTGGATTGATTGACAAGATTGCTGTAGCAGATAAATTTTCTGTGCCATTTTTTAAAGAAATAAATGGTAAAAAGTCGTGTGTTGAATTAATGAACAGTTCAATAAAGGTCTTGGAAGCAGACAGCAATCTACAAGACTTGTTGGATGTTTTGAGTTCTGAAGACCAAAAGTATCTGTCTAGCGGCTTTGTAGTAGTGCGAAAAGGTCGATATGTGGGACTCTGTTCTGCAGAACATGTTGTAAGAGTTATAACAGAGTTGAGAATAGAAGCAGCACGTCATGAAAACCCACTAACATCTCTGCCAGGCAACCTGCCTATTACTCAACACATTGACAGGCTCTTGGCTAGCAAAAATCCTTTTGTTGCTTGCTATGTAGACTTGAATAACTTCAAACAGTTTAACGATAAGTACGGCTATCAAAAAGGCGACATGTTGTTGCAACTATTGGCTGCAATTATTGTACAAAACTGTGATAATAAACTGGACTTTGTGGGGCATGTAGGCGGAGACGACTTTGTAATGTTGATGCAGAGTCAAACTTGGGAAAATCGCTGCATTGAAATTATAGAACAACTAAACAGAAATGCTGTAAAATTCTATACCAAACAAGACCAGGAAGAGGGCGGGATAACAGCAGAAGATCGGCATGGGGTAACACGTTTCTTTCCTTTTACCACGTTAGCAATTGGGGTGGTGTTAATAGACGGCTCTACCTCACACACAGGTGAAACTATCTCTGAACTAGCAGCAGTGGCAAAAAAGCATGCTAAATTAAACAACACAACAGGCATATACGTATTGAACTCTGTTAGTAATGGGTAATATAAAAAGGGGGTTGTCAAAAAAGGTTTTGACAACCCCCTGCCTACGTGCTATAATATCGGTAATTTAGAGTTGTATCACCAACTTTTTGAGAATTACCTTAAATTTAAATGGCTAAGAATACTAATAACAGAATACCGATCAAATGGATTAGAGATAGAGCCAAAAGTGCCTACGATAAAAAAGAGTTTTGTTATATTTGTGGCACAGATCAAGACTTAGAGCTCCATCATACACATTCCCTGACTCTTCTTTTAGAGAGATGGATTGCAAATACTGGGCGTGACTTCTCCACCGATGAAGCAGTACTAGCTAATCGAGACGAGTTTATTGAACATCACCACAAAGAAATATATGACGACGTGTTTACACTGTGCAACCGTCATCATGTAGCTTTGCACGGAGTGTACGGTAAAGCACCCTCACTATCCACCGCTCAAAAGCAAGGGGCTTGGATTGAAACTCAAAAGGCTAAGATGACACTGAACCCCGGCGACAAGCCAAAGGTGGTTGGTGGAAGTTTTAGCGATTTTTATTGAGAGAATATATGAGCTGGATAACAAATGCAAAAAACTGGGTAGTAGAGAAGATGAATCCCGCCCAGTATGTAATCAGTCGTGATGAAGGCATCAACGTAGGTACGGACGCCTCATTAACATACCTACAGGCTTTTAACAAGTTAGAAACTGTAAATCGCGGCGTTAACATGATCGTTAGTGCGTGTAGCAGTTTGGACTACGACGTCAAAGATAGCAAGGCTGACCCCGTTGTAAGTGGTATGAGACAAAAGAGTTTAGTCAAACTCTTAAACTATACCCCAAACCCCTACCAGAGCGCACAAGACTTCAGAACCAACATCTTTACTGACTTCATCCTAGAAGGCAACATCTTTATCTACTGGGACGGTGCTCACATGTACCACCTACCAGCCAGTAACGTAGAGATCGACACAGACCCTAAAACTTTTGTAAAGAGCTATACTTACAACTCAGAGGTAAAGTTCAGGCCCGATGAGATAGTGCACATCAAAGACTTGAGTAGCCTGAGTATCTATCGCGGTACCAGTCGACTGGCCTCAGCCGATCGCAACATCAAGATTCTCTACAAGATGCAAACGTTCCAGGAACAGTTCTTTGAAAATGGAGCCGTCACTGGTTTAATCTTGACCTCAGAGAATACTCTGTCACAGCAAGCCAAAGAACGAACCATCCAAAACTGGAGAACTCAGTATTCACCCAAGAACGGTGCTAAAAAGCCCATGATCTTGGATTCAGGCTTGAAACCCTGGGGCGAGTTCTCTGAATCATTCAAAGACATGGATTTTGATCAGAGTATCAAAACCCATGACACAAAGATTTTAAAAAGCCTAGGCGTGCCGCCCATCCTGCTCG